TCTCCGTATATATCTCCCGGATCACCAATATAATCATCTATCTCATAATAACCTAATTGATTAAATATATCTTCATTAATTGAATCTTGAGGCGAAAAATAAATTCCAATTTTATTTGAATCGATAGAAAATTTATCAAATGAACTTGCTTCTACTCTCTTTTTAGGACTTAAAAATCCAGTTAAAGAATTTTGTTCAATACGTACTTTATTTGTATATAAAGAATTTCCTCCTAATGAAGGAGATGGAGTATAATATGTTTCTTCAAATGAATCAAATATATCGTTAATTTGATTTGACCCAGATGCATTAACTAACCAAATTCCTCCTCCTAATTTAGAATTTAAATTTGTAAAAGTATAAGCATCTAATTTTTGATTTGGATGAGCACTTAATTGATATGATCGTGCAAACCCATCGGATGTAGTAGGTGTATTAAATGATGCAGTTAATGTACTAAAATGTTTATTTGATAACGTATATCTTTGAACTAAACGATTATATGGCTCTAATGCTTCATTTCCTGTTAATGCTCCTCTATTAACATTATACGTATATGTATTAGGAGAAAGAGCATGTTCATATAATGAAGCAGTATTTAATGATCCACTCCATAAACGAATTTCTTGTATATGACCTGAAAATGGATATGTTGATACGCTATTAATAGTAGCAGTGCCAGGATTACCCCAACGCATCGCTCCTAACGTATTAGAATTAATATCATTTAATGGTACGCCAGTTAATAATAATGAACCGGTTTGTACTATTTTTCCGTATTTAGGTTTAACATATTGTAAATATGTTTTTGATCCACTAGATTCTAAATATATTAAATTAAATCCATTATCAAATATATTTGTATTCGAAGCCGATACTACATTAGTACCTGTTCGTAAATATAATGTTCCTTGATTATCAGTCGCACTTTCTTTTTTAATAGATACTACTATTTGAGGAGAAATATTAATTGAAGCTGAATCAAAATAATCCGTAGCAGAATCGTAACTAAATAAATTATATTCTTTATTTATATCATACGTTACTTCATCATCGGTTCTAAACATAAATTCAATAGCATTAACGCTTTTTGAAAATCCTTTTCCTGTTTTATTAGCAGGTAATATTTGCAAATAATTTGCATATGTACCCGTATTTACTTTATATGCAAATGAAAACTTTTCATGTACGTATTCAGGATAGTGAGTAGTTTCTTCAATAAATGTACTAGGCCCGCCAAATTCTTTTATTGTTAATAATGTGCTTGGAATTCCAAAACAAGATAATAAAGCTTTAATAGAACGTTCAGTACCTTTTGTTTTTAATAGATAAGGTAAATTATTTATTAAACGTCTCCAATATTCTTGAGTAACTTGACGTTCAGGTAAAGAATATACGCCATTAACTCCTTGTTGACTTAATGACCCGGAATTATCGGTACCGTATACATATTTCCATAATTCCGTTGTCGACCGGCCGTTATATAATTGAAGTCCTAAAGATTTAGCTGCATGATAAATTAAATCGTTAGACATACCATCTTGCGGATGTTCTTCTCTTGAATATATTTTAGAAAAATGATTTATGTATGTCCAAATAATATCATAATGATGACCTAACATATCTACAAATAAGCTAAAATCTTCATTACCTTCCGTACTACGTATATGTAAAGGCACTGCTTTTAATAAACGATGTACATTGTAATGATCGTATGTAACTGCTTGTTCTAATAAATCATTATAATAATTTTCTGCTATACTTTGCGAAAGTCGATATAAATTTCCAAATTGAGTATACGGATCATTAGGATTATTATTTACAGACAATTTAGGCCATGGATCGATACTATATGATACATGAGTATATAATTGTAAACTACCAGAATCGTAAAATAAATAATTTTCAAAATTATCAAATGATGATACTATTGTATTACGTTTTTCATATAATGTAGTTAAATTAGTATATACAGAACCAGATAATGAATTAATTTTATCCGTATAATATTCTAATAATTCTAATTTATATCTAAAGTTTTTTACTCTTTCTTCCGCTGAACTAAAATGTACAAAATTATTAAATTCTCCGTAATTAATATTTAATTTAACTCCTTGTAAACTTCCTGAAAAATATGAATCAATTAATTTTTGTGACGTAGTTAAATTTGCGTCTAATAATTCATTCCAACTTTTATATTCTGTAGGTATACTTTGTTTTGAATATGCGTCAATATTAAAATTAGCAGGTCTTAATTGATTATATTGAATAGGCTCGACTTTATCAATTAAATAAACTGTATCGGTATATGGCTCTCTATATTCATTACTAATAAATGCTTTTGATTTTTCGGTTATTTCAGCATCTAATGGTTTATATAATTTAACTACTAAATTAATATAATCTTCAGTTCCTACTAAATCTTTTATAGTTAATGGTTCGCCCGTTGTTATAAAAGATATATCGCGTGCAGATATATCAATTAAATTTGGAATTATCGTGCCATATCCATTATCAATTAATGTAGGATATGCAGCACGTACTAAATCTCCGTTTGAATTAAATCGAGCAGCTTCTAATAATTTACAAAATTCAAATAATAACCATTGATTTCCATTAAACGGTCTTTTCTTACCGTTTTCCATCATATAAAAATCGCCAAAACGACCTTCTCGATCTACGGATCTAATAATTGCACCATTAGGTAAATTTTCAATTGTATAATCTTTAATAGCATTATAATCAGTTACATTAACTCCCGGTATGGTATGTTTACGTACTAACGTTAAATCATATTTTGATTCTAATTTAGAATTAAGAATCGGATACGTTAAATTTTTTCCAAAATTTAAAATAAAATTAGATGCATATCCTTGTAAATATGCATTATATCGTAATTCAAATAATTTATCTAAATATGGTATAAATGATTTAGGTATTGAAAGTTTTGCTTCTTGTTTTGTATTAGAAATTTCTTTTATCCAAACACTTTTATCGTTAACATTTCCTATTAAAGTATCAAAAAAGTTAACAATAATTTTATATTGACCTCTATGTATATTTAATTTATTAAGTTCATTTTTAAGGTTAATTTGAACGTTATAAGAAGGTCTTTTATCGTCGGCAATATTAGTAGATGGATCAAATATTAATTTATGATCGCCTGTTAAATAAATTCCGTCTGGTGTATAAACATGTAATTCAAAATTATCACGCGCACTTTCTTCTAATGCAGTAATTTCAAATATTTGACTAATCAGTAATTCTTTATCTGCAGTATCTAGTCTATTTGCATCTAAATTACTTGTAGATTTAATTATTTCTTCGTTATTTGAATATTGCATATTACAATGTAGTTATTAATTGATTAAATTCGTCTTTAATTTGTTGATCAGTTAATTGATAATACCATTTACTATAATACGTACTATAACGATTAGTATCTATATACAAATCAATGTTAAAGTTAGCTGTATAAGGAACTGTTATAGTACTATTAATAAATGATAATGGTATATTAGTATTATTTGCCATAAGCTTAAATACACTTGTATGATCTATTGAATAAGTAGATCTATATATACTATTAACTTGAAAATTTGTAAAACCATATGATTTTAATAAACGTACAATTGGTATTACCTGAGTATTAGCCATTAAAAATCCGGTATTAATAGTTATATCACCCGGTAAATATTTAACTAATTTTACTTGAGTATTTATGCTTGTTAAAGTATTTTTTATTGGAGTACTTGATGCAATTTTATTAAATAATGATGCATCGGAAGTTCTAGGACCATTAACTACTTGAATATTTGATGCTGGAATTCCGGTAGTAGTAATTGAAGATATAGCATCTGTTTCAGTTTTATTAACTACATCTGGCATTGAAACTATATATTTAATTTTTACATATAATTTTTTGTCAAATGCATGTAATATATCATTTGTATCATTACCTATTTTAGGAGTTAATACTAAATCAAATTCCGGTTTTTGAGCGGATAATGATATCGGTGCATATCTGTTTGCAAATGCAAATCCATTTCCCGGTCCCGATGCTGATAATAAAGAATATGTATTTTTTAATATTACTTTAACTCTTGCAGTGCCTGCAGAATATCCGACACTAGTAAACGATTTATAATCATCATCATTTATTGAATTACCGTCTTTTATTGGTAACGACATTTTTCCATCGAACCATTGAACTCCTTCAGGCCAGTCCCAAACTTCTATAAAATTCACTATACCTTCGGCCGTAGCTACTTGCAATTGCAAATCTAATATTAATTTATTGTTAGCAGGTACTGCATCAGTAACTTCAATAAGTATAGGATTCTCCGGAGTTTTACCTTTATCGTCAGTATATATCCAATCCGTTACTAATCTTTTTCCTCCTAAATCTAATGGAGGAGGTGGCGGAGTTTTTACATTTTTAACTAAATCAAAATTAAGGAATGGAGCTCCGGAAGGTATATCATCTATTACTTGTTGCGATACATCTATTAAATCCGGTACTTGATTTCCATTGACTACTTTAATTTTTCCTAAAGATTTAGCAGTTATATTAAGAAGTTCTTCATTAAATTGGAAGAATCGTTTTTTACCGTCTTCAATAATATAAAAATATGCAGTACGATCTTTATCTCGTATTAACGTTCCGTCAGAGAATATTCTTGGTTTTTTATTATCTTGTTTTGTTGCATTATCTATCGCAGCTTGAATTGTTCCAGCTACGTCGACTGTTTGCGCTACTGTTGAAGCGTTTATTGAATTTAATCTATTATTTAATTCTTCTATAGTAGCATTTAAATTATCTATTTTTTGGTCGCGAGTTTTTATTTGATTTTGATAATCATTTAATTGCCCCGACATATCTTGTATCGTAGTTTCTTCTACTGTTATATCAGGAATAGATTCTACAAATTCTTCGAATTCGGTTTTTAAAACATTTTCATATGAATTTAAATTGTATTTCGTACCTACTAAATTAATAACTAAACGTTGTTTATTAATATCTGAAGAATTGCTATCAACATATAATGTTCCGTTACTATTACGAGTATATAATACAGTACGAGCCGGATTAACTTGATGTTTATTATATTCTCCAGTTAATATACGATTTTTATCTACTAAAAATTCTTTTGATTCCATTAGTCTATAATTTTAAAGATATAATCATTATTAGCATAATATTCCGTACTGTCATCATATACTACTTTAAATTCAAATTTATACCATCTTTCAGGATAAAGTGGACTAGACCAAAAATCAAAATAACTTCCGGATACGTCTCCGCTTATTTTTGTATAATTACTATATGGTACAATTGCATCTAATGTATGCGCGTCTAATATTTGATAATATGATGCAGCGGGTAATATTTTAGGCGTAGCAAATTCATTTGTTTGAGTAAATGCAGGTCTAGGATATCGTGGCCTAGTCCCTAAATATACTCTATGTTTTTGGTTTTCTTTATATTCTGCTTTAAGATTTTTAATATATACAATTGGATTATCTTTAAAAGACATACTAGGTAATGTTACTCCTATATATGACCCTGTATTCCATAGTAAATGTAATTGCGGAGAGAATATCGTTTTAGTATTAGACGAATAATAACTAATATTTGTATTAGGAAATGATTCGTTTATAAATGAACTAGATTCAAATTTTAAAATTAATCCTTGATTTGGAATTATATTATTTAACCAATCTTTAAAATGTCCCGTTACATCTATTTGTAAATCTGCTTGCGATTCATAATTAAATGTAGTATATGAAGACGAATTCAAAGTATACCAATTACTTCCTCCTGCATTAGTATTATACCAAAATTTACCTATATCTGCAGATGCCGTCGACCATAACGATGCAGTAGTGCCATTTAATGATGCCCAACTTACACCGTCAGTAATTCTTTGTCCATATCTTCTACCCGTGCCATTTGTCCATGAACCAGAAACAGAATATGATTGAATTGTATAATCAAAAGGTAATTCGCTTTGACCTGCAATATATAAATTTAATAAAAACTGACAATCGTTAAGATTTACATTATTTGTATTAATGAAATTATTGATATTATTAGTATTAAATTTCATCAATATTCTAGATTCAAAATATTTTGTAATAGATAATGAACCTGTACGAATTGCATATGGCTGTTTTTGCAATTCAATTATTTCATCTAATCCCGTATTTCTATACGGATCGATTTCATATATTGTAGAATCCTTTTCAGGAAAGAATGAATGTATCATAATGTTACTACTTTTCCTATTATATCAGCATCGGGATAACGTACTTCAAATATTGAAGGATCTAAAGAAGGATAAATTATACCATCTTTAGTAGCTTCTTTTATGCTATATACATTACCTGAATATCCACTTGTTGGATCGAATAAATTTACAATTTTAATACTTTGTACCGTCTGTACACCTTCTACTCTGTCTAAATCAACATAAAGTTTAGACATTATAATAGGCTGCCCAATTTTCCATTTCATAACATCAAATGATTCTTTAAATTTAGCAATACATTTTAATAATACTTCATTAGAATTATAATCTGGTAATGTTACTATATCAAATAATATTCCAATATTAATAATAAATGCATCTTTAATATTAACTGCATCCGTTAACATTCTATATTGCTTAATATAATTTTGTAAATTATGTTTAATTGCATCATTTAGCGGAGTTAATTTTCCAGAATCGGTATATCCTAACGTATATAAATTTAATGCTAATGGATTAGGTATCCTATCCTTTGTTACTGAAGCTGTATTAATATTATCATCTTGAGTAATATATGCTTTTGCAATTGCTCCAAATTTAGGAGGCATTGCATAAGTACGTATTAAATAATCTTCTTTAGTAACCGCTCTTTGTTGAGAAGAAAATAATGATAATGCATTTTGTCGTATTTCATCAATCGTTTCTGTAGATTTTCCTCCCGATGCAGGTTTAGAATTAATTACAGCTAACGAAGTTTTTGTATTTTGTACTAATACATTATCTAATAATTCATCGTCTAAAGTAAATGCTCGTTCAATAATTTCCGTAATCGTACCTGCAGGTACATTTGACGATATGCCTCCGCCCGTAGTATATTTAACAGTTAATGTTGTATTTCCCGGAGCTAATCCATATGTTTTTGTATATACAAAATTTGAAGGATCAATAGGAAAATCAAATTGTTTTTGAAGACCTAATAATGCAGAACCTATATTATCTGGATTAGGAATTAATTCTTCATCTGATATATCACTAACACCGCTGCCGAATTGTATTTCTAAATCATTAGTAGAATTAAATTTTGTAATAAATCTACGAGGTACTTTTGTAGGTTTTAGTAAATATGGAGCCGTATCAGAATATACATATAAATCTGGGTCATTATCTTTAACATTTGATATCGGTTCTAAAATAATATCTTGCGCTAAAAACGGTACTTCCCTCCATGTATTATCATCTGCGTCGGTAATACTTACAACCTCAACAATATCATGATTATCTTCTTCAATTATAATTTTATCGTATCGTTTAGCTTTACCAAAATTAAATGTTTTAGTTTTTAAATTACCTGCAATTGCTTTAACTGATTTTTTAAGTAAATAAAATTCCGGAGTTTTATCTTGATCATTAATTTGATATACAGTAATTTCTGTTGGAGATAAACTTGATGTTTGAGCAAAATTTGCGGGTTCTAATGTACGAAATTCAATTCCTTTTTCTGTCGCAACGCGCATTCCTTCATTAACGGTTAATGCATAACGTAAATCGGGTGCATATGATCCTCCTGCATCTACGGCCGGAATTATTATATATACATCTAAATCTACAATAGCTGGTATTGAATTTTTACTTTGATATCCCATTGCTCTAGATATCGATAATACATTTGCTTTACCTGCAGCTTCGTTAAGTAATGTTTCTTTAAATTGATAATCAGTATAATATGATAATACATCTCCTATATAAGATGACATTTCCATTATCATCATACCAGGTGACGATTCATTAAAATCGTTATATGTATTAGGAAAATATGATTTTGCAAATTCGATTAAGTTATCTCGAAATTGCGAAAAATCCCTACCTAAATAATTTATTTCTTTTTTATTTGCCATATTATTCTATTACTTGTATTATTGATGGAGTATAAAATATTGTAATTGGTATATTTGCTCCGTCTTCGGTTATTTTTACTAATAAACGTAAATAAATTCCTTGTTCTTCCATTCCATTAGTAGTACCATAAAATCCTTCTAATTCTATATTTTGTAAAATAATATATGGTAACCAATATTCAATAGCATTTTGTACCGATCTTTCTATGTTATTTAATAAACTAGGAGTCATTTGTTCAAATAATGACTTTTGAATATTAGTACCAAATAAAGGTTGCATTGGTCTTTCACCTCGGATAGTCAATAATAAATTTTTTAAATTACTTATTGCTTGTTCTTGAGTCGTATAAGATAATTTAAATAATGTACCATCTTCACCGGTCATAGGTAACATTATACCTACCGCTACATCTGGAAGTAAATCGATTGGATTTATTTTACGTACATTAGTTGGCATTATTAATTACCTTTTTTCTTATTAATAGCTTTCATTAATGAACGATAATCTCTTGTTAATGCATTTTTTACTTCTTCAGGAACTGCTTGAGCAGGTATTCCATCCGGTGTAGCATCTATTTTTTTATTATCTACAAATCTTGGATTACCCATTATCGATGCGAAATTAGTATTCATACTAGGACTTTCCATTGTAGGCCATTCTGAATAATCGTTATGTTCTAATGGTATAGGACCTGACGTTTGTGCCGTTTCATTTAATAAACTATTTAATAAAGGATCTTTACTAAATTGTTTTTGTACTACAGTTTTTTTAGGTTTAGGTTTATAATCATAAACGGGTTCTGAAGGTTTAATTGTATTTTCAATTAATTTATCCGTAGATATATCTCTGATAGCTTCAGTTACTGCTGACTTAACTTCTTCCTTAATAATCTTACGTAATACTTGTACGAAATCTTTAGTATTCATGATAGATATCTTTTTAAATAATTATACTGAAAAGTAATTATTTAGTTTTAGATATCTGGCTTAATAAAGTATTAATTTGTCCTTGTAATTGAGCTACCTGTGCCCAATTTGGATTTCCCGTTAACGGGCCTGAAGGTCCTACCCCAGTTGCAACAAAGCATGCTCCTAAAGCAGTAATTAAATTATTCATCCATGTAGCCCATTTCTGCCCAAAAATAATAGGCTCCGTAGCTTGTGCCCCTAAATGAATAGCGGGACTATCAACAGTAAATTTAGATTTAGCATCGATAGCTACTTTATCAGCTGATATATGTATTCCTTTTTTAGCATATGCTAAAATATCTTCTTGTCGAGCATTTAAAATTAAACGACCAGAATTTAAAAGTATTTGATTTTTTTCGTATTTAGCTTGTATACTAACTTCATTCGCAGCTTTTTTTGCGTCGGATGCCGGTTTTAAAGGAAGCTTTTGATCCGAAGTCATTATAATAAGACTATCATCTTTTTCTAAATCTTCAGCATAAAATTTATGCGCCGGGCCTTGAAACTTACTATTACGTAAAACGGTTATAGGATCGCCCGGTGATCCTTGATCCCACATAGTAGATTTTTTGAAAATACCTTTATTTTTTTGCGTAGAAGAAAATCTTAATGATTGTCCATAACGTCCTTCTAAAATAACATCTCCTACATAATGTTGAATAAAAGCAGATTTTTCGTTTTCATGAAAATTCTTATCAACTGCAGGATTTGAAGATTGTTTAGTAGCTCCAGCAGCTGCAAATAATGGTACTCCACTCGTTGCAGTTATTTTTCCTGCAGTAGGTACGCTATTATGATCTATTAAACTTTGAATATTAATAGTATCTAGATAATATAATGTAACGTTATTTGTTAAAGCAGCTACGGCTGCACTAGGTCCTTTAAGTACTATTACTATTTCTCCTTGTAAAGGAACTCTACGTAAATTTGAATTAATTGGCTTTGCTAACATTGATGAAGGATCACCGTCATCTTCGCCTTCTCCAGGTCCTAATAATTTACAGCTAATACCTTGTATATAATTAGGATTATTATCGTCATATATTACTTTAAGTACTTCTGCAAATGCTAATTGAAATTGCGTATTACCTGATGAAAAATTTCTCACTGATCGTCTCCCGTATCCAATTGTTTTTGTTCGGCAGCTAAATTAATTACTTTAGAATTTATTTCTATATCAGAATCTTCTATCGTATTTAATTCTGCTAATAACTGTTGTTTTTCTTCTTCAGAAAGTAAATAACCACTACCCGTTTCTGCTTGAGCTTTTGTATTAGACGAAATTAAACGTTGAACGACAGCAGCTAATTTAACTAAATGCTCATCGTTTTTAACGCCTACTTCTAAATATTCTTTAATAAGA